CTTTCCGTCTTTTCTTTTTCCAACAAAAAATATACAATATTGTATATTAAAAAAATATTTTTGCATCTTTTTGTCTTTTCTCTATTGCTTTTTCTGAAAAATGTCGTATAATTAATGTTGATTGAACCGGTTCAACCAAGTAATAAAAATAGACGGATACGGAAAATATGAGAGCGACATTGAATGACATTGCAAAGAAGGTGGGTGTATCGAAATCCCTTGTTTCAATGTATTTGAACAACCACAGGCTCTCCTGCAAAATCGCGGCGGAAACGAAAAACAGGCATAAAAAGCGGAAAATTCCTTGCCAAAATCGCGCGCGGGTAGTATAATAAAACTATGAAAGAACTTATTAAGAGAATGGCAGAAATCCGCAGCCGCAAGGTAGAACTGCGCGGCGTACTGGAAACCGACGCAAAAGCAGACCTTGACGCTATCGAAAAGGAGCTCCGCGACCTTGACGAGGAATATACCAACCTCGAAAAGAGAAAAGCGGTTATCGAGGGTATCGGAGCGGGCACCGTTCCCGTAAATGAAGTGCCTAACCCTATCAACAATCGCTCTGCGGACAACTTCGACCAGGACAAGGAGTATCGCTCCGCCTGGCTCAAGCACGTTAGAGGGCTTGACCTTACCGAAAACGAACAGCGAGCGCTCACTACTGGCACCTCCTCCGCGGGCGCGGTTATTCCGACCGTAACGCAGAATAAAATCATTGAAAAGGTCAACCAGTATTGCCCGCTGCTCGACAAAATCGACCTTTTGCGCGTCCCTGGCGGCGTAAAGGTGCCCGCAGAGGGAACTACCGCAGACGCAGCGGTACATACCGAGGGCGCAACCATTACCGCAGACGACGACACTCTCTCGAGCGTTACGCTCTCCGCTTACGAGGTTACAAAGCTCGTTACTATTTCAAAGTCCGTCGAGAAAATGGCGATTGACGCTTTCGAGTCCTGGCTCGTTAATAAAATTGCCCGCAAAATTGCCGAGAAAATCGGTAAGCTGATTATTTTCGGCACGGGCACCAACGAGGCGCAGGGTATCAACGTCATTACCTGGGGCGCTACAAACTCCGTAACGGTTGGAAAAACCGCCTCTCTTTCCGCCGCAAATGTGCAGGGCGTTGTTGCGCTGCTTAACGGCGGCTATGACGACGGCGCGGAGTGGCTTATGTCGAAATCGACTTTCTTTACCGACTTCCACCCGCTTATGAACAACTCAAAGGACAATATCGTTACCGAGGACAAAGGCGTTTACCGCGTTATGGGCTACCCCGTAAACTTCGACGACCGTATGACCGCGCACGAGGCTATCCTCGGCAACCTTTACAGAGGCTACCTCGGCAATATGCCCGAGGACGTTACGATTACCTCGCAGTTTGTAACCCGCGAGAACGCCTACGATTTCCTCGGCTGCGCTATGTTCGACGGCAAGGTGCAGGCGACCGAGGCTTTCGTTAAAATCGTAAAGGCTACGGCTTAACGGAGGGCTGAACAATGGCGGATATTTCAACGCAGTACGTAACGGGTATTCGCCAGTATCTACGTATTAACCATACACGTTTTGACGCAGAAATTACCGACCTAATAGGAGCGGCAAGAGCCGACCTCCTATTAGGCGGTATCTCCGAAAAGAAAGTAAACGACGAAAGCGACGCTCTTATTAAGCGGGCTATCGTCGTTTATGTCAAAGCGGAGTTTGGACTCGATAACGCAGACGGCGACAAGTACCGCGAGAGCTACGGTATGCTCAAACGGCATTTAATGCTTTCGAGCGAATATACCGAGGAGGCGTAGTTATGTTATGGCGAGAAATCGGGTATTTGTGCTCGGAAAAAGAAACGCTCGACTCTCTCGGAAAACCTTTTAAGACTTTCGAGAAAAAAGAGGTTTTCTGCAATGAAAAAGGCGTTAAGCGAAACGAATTTTACCAGGCACAAGCCCAGGGCTACCGCCCCGAGCTTTGCGTAGAGATTAAGGCTTGCGACTATGCGCGAGAGGGACACTTTGAGTATGACGGGACAATGTACCGCGTTATCCGCACATACCCCGTAAAAAACGAGTGCCTCGAGCTTATATGTCAAGCCCTGGTTGCGGACGATTGACGTAGAGAGGAGGCGTTGCCTATGGCAGCAAATACAACGGCGCTTATTAAAGCTCTGCGGGAGCGGGTTAATAAAATCCTCACGACCTATTACGAGGAGGCACCGTCGAAAGACGCAGTATTTCCGTATGCGGTCATTAACGGAGTCAATATTATTGACCTCGCCGCGGGCGACCTTGCCTCTTTCTATCTCGATATATGGGTAGACGAGAAACAGCCGACCGCGACCGAGCAGCTCGAGAGCTTATGCGACACACTCCGTAATGAGCTTACGGGTGCCGTAATTGCCGAAAGCGGCGTTTTCGCCGCGCATATCGGCTTTGACAATCAAAACGCTATTGCCGACAGCGAATACGATATAGCGCATAGGCGTTTATCTATGTCGGCTCGAACTTTTTACAATTAGGAGGCAATAAAGATATGATTACCAATCTTACCACAAAGCAGATTGAGTCAATCCAAATCGACGAGGGCGTTATTTTCCTCAATTACGGGGAAACCGACGAGCGGCTGCTCGCTCCCACCAGGGGCGGCGGAGAGTTTGCCGCGACCGTTACCGTCCGCGATATTGAATTTGACGGACGACACGGAAAGACAACGGGCACCCAGGTTATCGAGGAGCAGGGCGCGTCCCTCAAGGTAACTACCCTTTGTATGAGCCAGGAAAACCTCGCGCTCGCAATCCCCACTTGCACGATTGCGTCGGACGACGGAAAGACTATCAAAAACCCGCCTACGGGCGTTATCGGAGCGGATAAGTACCTTAAAAACGTTACTATGTTCGCTAAAACAATCGGCGGCAAGTATAAGAAAATCGCAATTTATAACGCTATGCACGAAACGGGCTTTAATGTTAAGGCGGTGCAGAAAGCGGAGGGCGAGCTCGCGCTCGAGTTTTTGGCGCATTACAAGCATAGCGACCTCGACGGCGACTTGTGGGCGGTTACGGAGATTGCACAAGCTCCCGATATGAGCGAAAAGACAGCGCAGACTCAAGCCGCAAACGGTGCAGAAAAAGCCGCAAGCAAGTAATAATCGAATTTAAGGAGGAGCCAAACAATGCTTACAATCGGAACTATGCCTATTATGCTTAAAATCGTAGGAAAGCTCGATATTAAGCCTATTATCCCTATGCTGAAAAACCTTGATATTTTCGAGGAGCCGAAAGACGCAGAGGACGCAAAAGACGCCCTCAAGAAACTTTCAAAAGAAAAGGTCGGCGTACTTGCTTGCGAGGTGCTCGCAGAAATTACACCGCAGCTCGGCAAGATTGCCGACGACCTCCCGCCGCTTGTAGCTGCATATAAGGGTATCAGCGTCGCAGAGGCGCAGAAACTTGACGCAGCGGAGGTCATTAACGAGCTCGTCAATGACGAGGGCGTGAGAAGTTTTTTCAAGCGTGCCTTGCGGAAAAAAGCAGGGCAAGAAACCTAACACTTTTACACAAATATTATGACTGGCAGCTTATCGAGAGTCTACCGCTTGCGGCTCTCGGTGGGCTGCTTTCTTTTGCAACCGAGGAGGAAAAACGGCTCGAAAAAGCCGAACAGGAAAAAAGGCTTTTCCCCCTATGGCTTGCAAATTATGCCCTTGCAAAGCTGCAAGGCTCGGAGGCTATGGACTACGAAACGTTTATAAATCAAACGTTTTCGGAAGTGCCGCCACCCACACCGAAAAAGGAAAAGTCAGCGGACAACATAACGGCGGAGTTTGCTCCGATAATCGAGGCTGACAGACGGAAAGGAGGCTAACCTATGGCAAGTATTTTTTCGGTTTTCGGAGAAATCCTTATCGACAATACAAACGCCGATAAAAGTATAGATACAACCACAAAAAAAGCCGAGAAAAGCAGCAAAGAGGTCGGCGTTTCTTTTTCGTCAATCGCTAAAGGTGCCGCCGCAGTAGGCA